CAACTGTGCCTTTTTCATTTACTGGGTATGAATAGAATAGTTTACTATCCCCATCATCTTCCATGTAAGCACCCATGAATTCTGCAAGATAAACTTGTAAACCTAATTCACTTGCTTTTTTGCGAACAAGTGGAGCTGTTTCATTAGGGTCAAGAGGGTCATCATGTGAAACAATTAATAACTTATAAGGTTTTTCGTTATCTTGTTCTTTTAAAAATTCAGCAAACTTTCCCATTAGTCTTCTTTTTTCTTACCTATGTTATATTTTGTTTCTAATGTCCATTCGTCTTTTTCACGGAATGAGAGTATCTTAATTTGACTTAGAGGAGCCATAGGTTCTAGGCTACCCTTCACCTCAATTAATCCCCAATCGTTTAAAAGATTTGCAATTGTGTTTCTTCTTGCAATGTCATTTTCTGATAAGTTCGTGTCTTTACCATCAAGTGCAAATAGTTCTTTAAAATGCACAATGAAGTATCTACCTTGTTTATGTAAGATATGACATGATTGATATAATGTTTTTTCTTTTCTAGAAGCTACACCGATACGAGAAAGAGTTTCTCTTACCTTTAAGAAGTCATCTGGTTCTTTCAGAGTAACCTCTAGCATCTGCTCCTGTGTCCAATTAATGCTTTCCATTTTTTCCACCTTTGTTCAAACTAGTTTTTATTTCTTTAACTTGTTCACTAGTGAGTATGGTAAGAGCAGACTTTGCCTTTTCATTACTATATCCATAAAACTCTTTAACATACTCTAGATTACTTATTTTATTCGCTTTCATCCAAGGCGCAAATCTTTTCCTTGTTCTGATACTATTTAGTAAAAAATCAAACTGTAGTTTCTTATCTAGGTGGTGGAGTCGGTTCATTTCGTTGACAAGCATGATTGTGTCTTGAAATGGTGCAATACATTTATTCACAATAAAAGGTGGATACTTCTTCTCCCAGACCTCATCTTCAGTATCCATAAGAGGTTCTTTAGTGTGATTAACTGCATTTAAATATTCTTTCAATTCATACATAATTAATCTTTCTTTAAATTTGTTTTAAATACAACACATGTTCTAAGTTCGTAACACTCCCTTGAAACTGGTTGAGCTTGATGTAGATTACCAGCAGTAAATATTATTAATCTATTTCCTTTATAGTCAATAAATTTATCCTCTAAATGACCGTTATTGTAATCACCCTCTATAAGAGTTCCACCACCCCATGACATCTGCCAGTCCATTCTAGGGTAGTATATGATTGTAAAATCACCGTCATCTACATGCCTGTGTGGTTCAATACCATGTGTGTGAGCATTAAGATATGCACGTTCCATTTCAAGTTGTGGATTGTGTTTAGTAATAAAATTCCAGATAGGAATAAGGTCACCATAGCCATTGTCATGGCACTCTTGTGGAGTGTGGCCACAAAATATATGCCAATGTTTGTTCTTACCATTCTTTACAGAGTCGTAGTTGTACTTCCAAGATACATCTCTCAGTTGCATATCAATTAGTTCTGCAACATGAGGTTCTAGTGCATTATCATATGTTTTTATCATTTGAATTTCACCTGACCCATAATTTCTGTAAGACAGGCCAACATATTAATCTCTTGGTCTGCTACGAAAGCCGACTTGTAAGAGTATTCTGCCAGTATAATAACAGCATGGGGGATAGTAGCAGCGTCCACATTATCATACAGATTATCATAAATACGGCGAAAAATACGACTTGGGTCGTTATCAAGATTATGAACAATCCATTTTCTAACAACTGTAAACTCTTTCTTCTTGAGCGCTTGCATAAGTTCATTTATATTTACCTCTGATATGTTTACTAATATTCCAGCATCAATTTTACCAGATGCAGAATATCTCTGGAGTTCATTTAAAACTCTTCTCCAGTCTGGAAAGTATTTGTTAAGAACTTCAGCTACAACCTTTTCCTCAAACTTTACCTTCTCTTTATTTAGAANGTCTTGAACCCTNANAAAAAACTCTTTTGCAAGTTGTGGTTTTTCACTATTGAGTATACGAAAATCTATAGTACTACAACGACTGTGTAGTGGTGGTATCAAACGGTTCTTGTAGTTGCAAGTAAGGATAAACCCACAGTTGTTACTGAACTCTTCCATGAACCCACGAAGGGCTGGTTGAGTAGATTGTGGATTTAGATAGTCTGCCTCATCAAGGATAATATACTTTCTTCCAGTACCTTCTAGGGATACAGTAGATGCAAAGTTCTTAATCTTAGTTCTCAGTACATCAATACCAGACTCCTCAGAACCATTTATCATCATTGATGTTGCACCAATTTCATCTAACATTGCTTTTGCAGCTGTAGTCTTACCTACACCTGGCCCACCAGATAAAATTAGATTTGGTACGTTCTTGTCTTTGACAAATTCGTTTAATGTGTTTTTTAGTTCTTTAGGTAATACACAATCACCTATGTTGTTTGGGCGATATTTCTCCACCCACAAAAATTCTTCCATAATATAACTCCTAAATTAAACTGAATAGTTTGATTCTGGCTCAAGTGCAATCCAATATTCAATCGGAGTGCTTTCATTTTTCATATGTGAAATGTTTTTAGATGAAACCTCAACTGTGTATTTACCATCCATAAGTTTTAGATTTTCTACTTTGAAAAAGAAACTAAAGTTACCTTCACCCTTTGTATCAACGCCAGTAGAATAACTGTTTGCAGTATCATTCTTTTTATCTTTTACAGTTAGAGATGGAGTACCACTAGAATTTTCTAAAACTAAATCAGCAGAACTAATTACAGCAGCTGCCTTTGTGATATCAGATAATGTTGAACTTTCTAAAGTAAATGTTACTTCATTACTTGGCATGGTAATCATTTTACTTGGTGTTGTTACAACACTTGGGTCTGAGTAAAAATATTTAAGAGAAGTCTTAGGATTGTTTTCTTCTGTGATTGTTACAAAAGTACTTTCAAATTCTAGATTTGCACTCTTAAATAAAGATAAACAAGATAAGAATTCATTAAGGTCATAGATTGCAACCTCTTGTGTAAACTCTTCTTCTACCTCTGCTCTTGCTACAATGTTTTTCATTGCAGACATTGTTGTTATTTCTTTGCCTTCTTTAATCACTAGATTTTGATTAATAGACGCATAATTTTTTAGTACACTTATTGTATTACTACTCAGTTTCATTCACTTCTCCATCATTTAAATTTAATGCTATTATAGCATAATGTATCACTTTTAGTAAGTCAGCCCTATTCTTACCATTCTTCTTTCCGTATCGTTGAGCATACTTTAATATATTACCGATACAAAATCCTTCACCATGTCCAGAGTCTATAATAAACTCTGTTGCTTGGAACTTACTCTTACTATAATGCATATCATAGGTTGAGTCAATGTATTTTTTTAATTCTTCTAAAGTTTTATTTTCACCAAATTTATAATCAATCATTTGTCATTCCGTATTTTTTATTTTCATTAGCAGAATAATGTACATTAAAATTTGCAGACAATGTTCTGCGTTCACCTTCTCCAAAAAATGGATACACTTGGTGATTTAACCATTTTGGAAATATAAGCATTTTTCCAACTTCTGGTTTAATCATTTCTTGTTCTGCACCTCTTAAACAGTAAGCGTCAAGGGTTGTAGCTGTACCCCAGATAAGTTGTGTAAAACCATCACAATCACCAGATGCACTATTTAACATAGGCACTTCTGATTTTTCTTTGATACAGTCTGGAACTTTTAGGTATAGTATACAAGATAACCCAGCAGGTGTAAGAGTACCATGACTATGAAATGGATTGTAATCTCCAGCATAACTACTTACAGTCCAACATTCGATAGCATCAGCTTTTGCTTCTCTTTTATATCCACTCTGTATAAGTGATGTGGCACATCCATCTAACATTTCTTTNAAATTTTTACCATATGGTGTTTTTAAATCAAAATCTAATTGTGAAGATTTTTTATCTTGACTAATTTGACCGACAAGGTTGTCAGCATAACTTTTATTCTTATCAATAATAACATTGTCAATATGATTATTAATTTCATCTACAGCAGCTAGTGGAAGTTCACCAATCATCATATACATAAGATTTATTGGAACAGTCTTTAATTTAATTTCTGATTCCA